TGATGTCCAATCGCAAGCGGCAGAGGCTGGAATTGCAGAACAGCGCAGGCAGTTTGATGCTTTACAAAGTCTTTTGAAGCCTTATGTTGATATTGGTGTGCCTGCAATGACTGAATATGCAGGATATGCTGAAGCAGGCCCAAAAGCGTTTGAACAACAGCAAGCATTGGCTGGTGTACTTGGCCCTGAAAGACAAAGAGAGGCGATTGCCCAAATTGAAACTGGTGGTGGTTTCCAAGCATCAGTTCAAGCTGGTGAGGAAGCTTTACTGCAACGTGCATCAGCTACTGGTGGTTTGCGTGGTGGGAATATACAGGCCGCATTAAGTCAGTTTCGACCACAAATGTTGCAAGAGGAAATTGAGCGCCAGTATGGAAGACTTGGTGGTTTTTCAGATATTGGTCGTGAAACACAAGCCAATCTTTTGAAAATTGGACAAGCTGCTGCCGCTGGTGTTGGCGCACAAGGTGTTGAAACAGGTACAAATATTTCTAACTTATTGGCTCAACAAGGTGCAGCACAGGCTGGTGGAACACTAGGAAAAGCAAAGGCTTATGGCCAACTCTTCAACTTGCCTGCTCAGATGCTTGGTTTCCAATATGGTGCTGGCGGTAAAGCAGGTGTTGGATTTGGGTTTTAAGGGATAAAACATGGCAACCATAAACCCATTCATTCAACCCATTGACTATGCAACTGAAGTTCAAAGCCCGTTTGAGGCGGCTTTGGGCGGTTTTAAACTCGGTTCAGATGTTGCAACCATGCAAGTCACACAACAAAAGCGTGAGCTTGAACGTAAAGCATTAGAGAAGGCACAAGAAAAACAAACTGAATTAGAGAACCTTTTTAAAGACCCAAATGCAACAGCAGAAGACTATGCTCGGGTAACTGCATTTTTACCAAAAGATCAGGCTGAGGGTGTTCGCAAATCATTTGAAATGATGACTGGTGAGCAACAGCAAACACGACTTGCACAATCAGGACAAATTTTTTCTGCTTTGAAAGCTGGCCAACCAGAGATTGCAAAAAACCTCTTAAAAGATCAAGCTGTTGCATTGAGGAATTCTGGTCGTGAAAACGATGCAAAAGCCGCAGAAACATATTTGCAACTGATTGACCTAAATCCAACTGGCGCACAAACCACGATTGGATTGATGATGGCTCAGTTGCCTGGTGGCAAAGAGTACCTTGAAAATGTTGATAAGACACTCGGCACAATGAGGGCAGAAGCAAAAGCACCAAGTGAATTAATTGAAGCTAAAGCTAAAGCTGATAAAGCCGAGGCTGATGCTACAACTGCACAGGCCACAGCCTCCACCGCAAAGGAAAAAGCCGCCGCAGATGCCCTAAAAGCAACAGCAGATGCACAACAAGCGGCAGTTAAAGCTAAATATGCAGAGCGTGAAGCAGTTGATGCCATTGTTAAACGTGCCTCAGATTTAGGTTTGACAAAAGCACAGACAAATGAAGTCCTAGCAAGGACAAACAAACTTGGAGTCGAAACCAAAAAAGCGGTTTTAGAGTTGGAGAACTTTAAGAAAACTGGTGGTGCTGACCCAGCAAAAATCTTTGAACAAGAAGAAAAATTACGCAAAGAATTTCAAACTCGCACAAAAGTTTATGGTGAACTTGGCACAACTTTCTCCAACATCAATGCATCTGCAAAAGCTAAAACTGGGCCAGGCGATATTGCATTGATTACTGGGTTTATGAAGATGCTTGACCCTGGCTCTGTGGTGCGTGAGACAGAATTTGCGACAGCAAGAGATACTGCTGGTCTTTATGAAAGACTACTTAACACTTCGCAGAAATTGCAAAGTGGTCAATTATTCACATTAGATTCTAAACAGCGTCAAGAGTATGTTGATTTAGCACAGCAGTACCTTAAGGCTGCACAGAAAAAAGCCGATCAAGATAGAAAAGATTTGAATGCTGTTGTAACCAATTACAAACTCAATCCTGACAACGTATTTGGCCCAGAACCCGTTGGCGGTGGCAGGGGGGCAGTAAACCCACCAGCGGCTAATCAGCCCAATGTAACTGTGGATTATTGATATGCCATATTCAATAACGACAAAAGACGGTATTACCATCAACAACATCCCTGATGGTGTGCCTGCTGATTCGCCTGAACTGAAAGCAAGGGTGGCGGCAATTCGTGCTGGGCAGCAACAAGCACCCACTGAAAGTGTATTAGAGGCGGCTGGCGCACCAACACCAGAAGAGCCGCCAAAGATGGGCTTTTTTGAGGGTATTGCTGAATCAGTAACTGGTCGTGCCCGTACTACACCAGAGACGCAAGCATTGCCTGAATGGACTGGAATGCCAGAACTCAATCAAATGAGTGTGGCAAGTTTTAAGTCTGCGCTTGGCAGTTTACTGTCCAACCCAAAAGAAACTGTGCAGATTTTGCAATCCAACTTTCCACAACTTGGTGTGCGGCAGGATGCAAAGGGCAATTACATCTTAAAGTCATCGGTTGACCAAAAAGAATATGTAATCCCGCCTGGCTTTTCTATGGGAGATATTCCCCGTGCTGTTGGTGGTTTGCTGGCTTTTACCCCAGCAGGCAGAGCAACCACACTTGCTGGTGCGGCTGGCACGGCTGGATTGACCCAAGCGGCAATCGAGGCCACACAAGCCGCAACTGGTGGAGAAATTAGCCCCACAGAAATAGCCGTAGCAACCGCCACAGGCCCAGCAGGGCAGATCATTCAGCGCGTCGCACCTCCGGTCGTCCAAGCGGTCAAGAAGGGCGTGCAGCGCGTCACTGGACGCGCACCAGCACCTGCGCCAGCAGCAGGCGCACCAGGCGCTCCAATGGGCACAGCAATGGCTCCAGAAGCGCCTCCAGCAGCACCAGTGGCCGCAACAATGCCAGAGGCAGCACCAACCGTCCCAGAGGCTCCAGCAGGCCCAAGCAAAACAGCCAGCCTGTTCGATGACTGGGTGCAAAAGAGCCGCGCTCAAGCGCCTGAGACAAAAGATGTGTTTAGCGCCATCAGTCGACGAGCGCAAGCAGCTCCTGACGTTGACTTTGAGCTGAGAATGGTGAAAACATCTGACGCAGTCCCAACTCAAGTCGGTGAGGACTATCTCAATGCATCATCGATGGAAACAGCAGAAAAGATTGCAAAATCAAAGTCCATTCAGGACATTGATCGCGTTGAGGACGTGCTTCCAATTCGACTGGATGAGAACATGCGAATCATTGACGGCAATCACCGTCATGCCGCAGCCGTTCTCAACAAAGATGAATACATCCAGGCGCTCGTTCCAGTTGGCAAAGGCACTGGAAAAGTCGTTAACTTGGAATCTATCAAGCAGGGCGCTTCAGTTGGTGCACCAAAAGCACCAGCAGCACCAGTGACAGCCGCAGCACCAGCAGTGGCTCCAGTCGTGGCAGAGATCACCGAGGAAGAAGTCGGCAATCTGGTCAAGAAGGCATCCGGCACAGGCTTCGGCTCGGCTGGCGCGCGCGACAGGCTGGCCGATCTTGCCCAAGTCAACGTGGCAGCCAAAGAAGCAGCCGACCGACTTGGCATCCAACTGCCTGCCGATGTGTTCAGCGACAACCCACAAGTAAGGGCGGCGGCTGGATTGACCCGTTCTGTTGCTGGCGGTGACCCAGAGGCCGCATGGCGTAATACAGTATCTCAAGCTGTTGACAAAGCAGATGATGCAATCAAGCAGTTTGATGCAACTTTTGTCGAGGGTGCTGTTGCGCCTGGTGTGGTATCGCAAAAAATTAAAGATACGCTGACCAAGACTCGTTCAGACCTTAACACTGCGGCAGGGAAAATATATAACTCAGTCGATGAAAAAGTGCCAAAGACAACTGTGGTTGATTTGCCAAAACTGCGTGAAACACTTGATGCGGTTAAAGCTGAAGTTGGCGATGCTGGAATGTCAGTAGCAGAACGTAATCTATCAAAGATGATTGAGGCTGGCAATGTGACCTATGGTCGATTGAAGCGCGAAAAACAGTTAATTGGCAACGCAATCAATAAGCTGGAATCGCCTTATGGCAGTATGGCTGAAGCTGATTTAAAGCGTCTGTATGCGGCTTTAGCTGACGATCAACTGACCAATGTTGGAAATGTTGGTGGCGAAACATTGCGGCAAGAACTACGAGCCGCTAATCTTTTGTACGCCAAAGAGAGAGCACTTGGCAAGCGTATAGTTAATGCGTTTGGTCAAGATATTGAAGGTAGTGTTGCCAACAAGATGCGAACAGCGATTACCAGTGCCGCCAAAGGTGATACTGGAGAATTTAACCGCCTTTTGAAAACTGTACCTGATGATTTGCGCAAAGAAACACTGGCGACAGCGTTGGCATCGGTCACCAGATCGGCAAGAGGTGCAGAAAAGGGTGGCTTTGGATTCTCTGAGTTTGCTGATCTATATCCCAAGCTAAGAGCCAACCCACCTGTTTTTAAGACCATTGTAGATACGCTAGGCAAAGATTCGGCAGATGTACTCAGGGATTTGTTTGAGGTCTCCAAGCGAGTCACAGAAGCACGGGCAAACGTATTGACAACAGGTAAAGCAAATCAAGCACTCTTACAAGGGATGCAAGCTGAAAGTCTGATTGGTAAGGTTATGGAAAGCACGCTTGCAAAAGGCGTGGTGACTGGGGCGGCGGCTACTGGTGGTCCTATTTTGGCTGGAGCGGCATCTGTCATTACAAGCGCATTGACTCAGGGTAACAAAGATGCTTTGAAGTCGGCAGGCAAATTGTTTGCTGATGAAAGTTTCCAAAGTCTTGCAATAGAAGCCGCAACCAAGGGCGAGAGTGCCGCAAGTCTACGCAGAGCCGCTTTATCGCCTGCATTTAGCAAATTTGCAGATGCAGTTGGTTTGCCAAAGAATGTTGATGCGAGAATCCAGTTTTTACAAAGTGCAATCCAAGCTGGTCAAGCCACACAGGAGAATAAATAAATGTCAGCACTATCAGTAGAACCACCATTCTCAGCATTTGCGGGTGCTGATGGACAGCCATTAGACGATGGGTACATCTGGATTGGCACTGTCAATCTGAACCCAATCACCAATCCGATTGTTGCCTATTGGGACGCAGCACTGACCATCACTGCTGTCCAACCTATCCGCACAAGTGGGGGCTATCCTGTGTATCAGGGAACACCAGCTCGGATATACGTCAACAACGATTACAGCATCCAAGTGCAGAATAAGAACGGCAGTTTGGTATATAGCGCACCGGCTGCAACTGGAAAAATGGCGTCTAATTTGATTTCTTATGCGCCTGGGCCAGATAGTCTTTTAACAGCTACAAATGTTCAAGACGCATTAGACCAGCTTTCTGACAATGAAAATGGGTCCGATTACGTTGGGTTCTTACAATCTGGCACAGATGCGGCGCAACAAACAGTTCAAGACAAACTTAGACAGTACATTAACATTCTTGATTTTGGTGCTGATCGCTCAGGAAATATTGCATTCGACAACACATCAGCACTTAATAATGCCATTGCCGCTGCCACCGCATCACAAAACAGAACAATCTACATACCATCCGGCATTTATTATTTTAATACATTGCCAGCCAACATAGCTGGTTCAGTCAGGATTTATGGTGACGATGTTTCATCAACCGTGCTGTTTAGAAATTTTACCGCAACCAATAATTACGATGGTTTGTTTAACGTGCGTGACGGAGTTGGCGCTTGTGTTTTTGAAAACTTGACATTGGCAGACACAGCGACGGCTAGTGGCGGCTGTCTTTTATCTTTTTACAAGGACGTTGCAGACAATACATTAGCCGGAGATTTTTCAAAAGTTGTAAATTGCAATTTCACAACATTTGGCACAAACACACATTTCGCAGCAATTTTTATTGATGGCGAAAAGAAAACCCCATTGTTGGGTATTAGAAATATTTTGATTAGCGGATGTTCGGTTTTTGGCGGAACAAATGCAAGTATTTATTGCCGAGTTGTTGCTGGTTTAGATGTCATTGGAACTGCAACATTTGCTGCGGGTGGCACAACAGGAATAATTCAAATTACTGGAACAGCATCAAAAAAATCAAGTAATTTAAATTTTGTTGGTTACACTTTTGAAGGTTTTAATTTAAGTCAATGTCAGTTGGTCAATATTTCCTCCCCTGCTTGTGGGGCAATTGCAAGTGATGCAACGGCTGAGAATTTAACATTTATTGGAACTGTAAACAGTATTGACAATAATATTGTTCGCAGACACGCGATTTCAACAAATGCAAATGCGTTATTTTCTGGTGTGTATGTCAGGGATGGTGGATTTGCAGCGCCAAGCGGAACGGCAAATCTGTATGGCTTGTATCTGACAGCGGATGCGGGTGGTTTTACGCATTTGGATGCGGTAACTAGCAGCACAAGCATTGCAAATTTCCGCATGAGAAATTACAACAATGGCACGTATAACAACGTCATTGAAAGCACTAACGCTGGTGCGCCAAGATTTGTATCTTTGGCAACAACAGTAAATGCTGCAAACGCGCATTTGGATGGCAGTTACATTCTCTATTATTCGTCTTCATCGTCACGGTACAAAAAAGACATTGAAAGCGTTGATTCGCAATATTCTGATAATGTTTTTAAATTGCGACCTGTTTGGTATCGAAGCAAAACTGAAGTCGACCGTGCCGATTGGTCATGGTATGGATTGATTGCCGAGGAAGTTGCCGAAATTGATCCAAGGTTGGTGCATTGGAAATATGACGAATATGTTGAAGACAAAGATGGAACATCCAAACCAGCCGAAGATGCCAAGTTGATTCCTAATGGTGTTCAGTACGACCGTATTGCTGTGCTTTTATTAGATGTTATAAAAAAACAAGAACAGCGTATTGCAAAACTAGAAAATGCGATTGATGAATTGAAAAAAGAAGGTGGTACAAATGAACAAATTTAATTGGGATGAACTGCCGGAACCAGTAAAAGAAGCGTACCGAAAACAAATTAAAGAGAAGGAAAAATTATGTTAAAAAGTGTTTCTTCAATTACCAATGCAATCGGTGCTTTGAATTACAAAGGCACATGGGATGCCTTTGCAAACACACCTACGATTGTGTCGAGCGTTGGCACTAAAGGTGACTATTACGTTGTCTCTATTGCCGGCACAACAAACATCAACGGCATTTCAAACTGGGGTATCGGTGATTGGATTGTGTTTAACGGTGCAGTCTGGCAGCGTGTGGAGGGTGGAGCTGATCTAAACGGTGTCAACGTAACCTTTACAGGAACTGCATCTGGGCCGACTTATGAGACGAGCAATCTTGCATCTGGTTTAACGATTACAAACAACAGCATTACGGCAGATGGTACAGATGCAAATATAAACGTTCAACTTGTGGCAAAAGGAACGGGCCAAGTCATTGTCAATGCGGGCGCAGTCGGCACTCCGGCCATTGCCCCCACGGGCGACACCAACACAGGTATCTTTTTCCCTTCTGGTGACACTATTGGATTGTCTGTTGGTGGAGTTGAGGCCGCTAGACTTGTTTCTGGATTGCTGCAAATCTCTGCCAATTCGGCTGCGGCATCTGCGGTTCGTCTTTTTGAAGACACAGATAACGGCACAAACTATGTTGACATCATTGCCCCGTCTGCAATTACAAGCAATATAGCACTGACCATTCCAGACGCATCTGGAACCATCGACAGATTAAATCGTGCTGGTAATGTGTTGCAAGTGGTTCAAAACTCATCGGCTGTGTCGGGAAGTACAACGAGTACAAGTTTTGTTGATATTACAAATGCAGCCGTAACCATTACGCCATCAAGCACGGCTAATAAAATCTTGGTGTTGTGGACATCGTTTGGTTCAAATACACTTGTTGCAGCAACCAATGTTATTTATTATCACCAAGTGTTGCGAAGTGCAACAGTGTTGGCTGGAATGCAACAATCTGCGGCCTCTGCTGGTGGCGGATTACAAATCAGTGGAGCAATGACATTCAGTATTTTAGATGCCCCAAACACAACTTCTGCGGTAACTTACAAAATTCAACATCAAGTAAGCAATGCTTCTTCAACAGGAACCGCAAATAACGGCTTTTTAACACTCATGGAGATTGTTGGATGATTACAAAAATAAACGCTCTTCAATCGTTACGACCTGACGCGCAATGGTCAATATCAAACGATGTAATTATTTGGCACGACACAGAACAGGGTCAGCCAACTGACGCTGAGATAAAAGCAGAGCTAGCCAGACTGACCGCGCTAGAACCAGCCCGTATTGCGACAGAAAACAGAAGAGCCGCATACATTGCAGAAGCCGACCCATTGTTCTTCAAAGCACAACGGGGCGAAGCCACAATAGAAGAATGGCAAGCCAAAGTTGCTGAAATTAAATCACGTTATCCAAAGGAATAATTATGTCAACAAACTCACAAATTGCATTTGCCCCACTTGGCAAAACCGTTGTTATTCCTGCGGCGGCTAGTGCGCCCACAGGCGTTCAAGCACTGGTTGACGCACGTTTTGATGCACAAGGCACAGGGCAATATCGCATTATTAACTCCAGCTTAAACACCGTGTTTTTGGGTTATGGTCCAACTGCGGCAATCGCTACGGCTAATGCTGTTGCGCCTGTTGCTGGCACACCATCATCGGCCATCGTGCTAGTGCCTGGTGCTGTTGAAGTCTTGCGCTTTGGGCGTGCATCATTCTTCAGTGGCTTGGCATCTGCCGCCTCTACGGTTTACATTGTGCAGGGCGAGGGTATGTAATGGCCGAGGATACCGACACACGGCTGGCGGTACATGAGGCGGTTTGCGCTGAAAGATACGCCGCTATCGAAAAGTCGTTTGTCTCGGGTTCACAACGCATGACCCGCATTGAGTATTTGCTTTATGTGGTGATTGCGGCTGTGTTGCTGGGGCCAGGCTTTGCTGGTGAGTTGGTCAAAAAAATACTGGGGCTGTAAATTGACCCGATCAGCATTTGTCTGCTTGCCGCAGGACTTGTTAAGCAAATACAAGCTGGGTGTGAGCTGTACAAACAGGCAAAAGAATCTTTTGTTGAGATTAAGCAGACTGCTGATGAGGTTATCGCCATTGGCAAAGAGATGCATGGCTTTTGGGGTCAATTACTTGCGTTTTTCAGACCCAAGCCCCAAACGTCAAAGCCTGTGGCGAAAAAGAAGTCAACCTATGTCGCAGTTGACGAAACGCAAGTCAAAATCGACATTGTTAAAAATCTGACGGAGTTTTTCAGACTGCAAGAGCAGTTGGCGGCACACATCAGAGAAGAGGAAGAGAAAAGCCTGACAGTTTATGACCCAGATCAAAACTTAATGGAAGCGGCACTTAAGCGGGTCATGGCACAGCAGGAGATGGATAGATTGGTTGTGACAATTAGGGAGACGATGGTGTACCAATCGCCCAAAGAAATGGGCGCACTGTACTCAGAAGTCCACAAGATGCGTGATGTCATACAAGGCGAACAGGAAAAAGCTAGACTTGCAAAAGAAGCGCAAGAGAGGCAAATGCGATGGCAACGGCGGCAAGAGGAAAGAAACCTCCAGCTAAAGCTGGCGGCAGTAATAGCGACTACTATATTCCTCCTGTACCTGTGGTTGTGGCTCCTCCTGTTAAGTCGCTGGCGGCAGATATGATGGGCTGGATTTTTAGCTGTGTGCTGATCGGGTTGTTATTGCCTTTGCTTGGGTTTTTGTATGTGGACATACTGGAGACAAAGCAAGAGGTCAAAATACAACTGGAAAAAGTTGAACGCTTAAGGCGTGAAATCGAAAGGGAAAGACGTGAAAAGAAGCCTAGCGATACTATTTCTGATAACCCTGTATTTGATCGGGTGCGAAGACCGTTTTCGCTACCCATGCCAAGACCCTAAAAATTGGGAACTTGCTGATTGCAAACCTCCAATCTGCACTGCCACTGGCACTTGCCCAGACCAGTTAATCAAACTTGAACAGGAGAAAAAATGATGCCTACTGTTGCCTATAAAACAACCAACCGCCTGACCGCAGACGAGATTGAAGTCAGGGTATGGGCATTCGTTATCGTGGTCTTGGTGACCATTCTGTTGGCCTCAATGGGTATGTTTCTGTACTCAGTCTCTTTTGTTACTCAGCCCATGAATGGCGCAATGGCGGCAATCGACAAGGTTTATACCCAACAAATCAGCACCATCATGGTGTTCATTACTGGCGTTCTTGGTGGTGTAGCTGGTCGTTCTGGTGTCAAAGCTATTGCCAATGCAACCGCCAAGGCTGAAGCTACTGACAACGATGAGTCGCCCAAGCCATGAGTTTGTTTAACCCTTGGGTAATTCTTGGCATCATCATGACGGTGCTGAGTAGCTTTGGCGTTGGGTACTTCGCTGGTGAATTGAATGAGTATGAACGCCAACAATTAGAGATTGCGGCCCTGAATACCAAGGCAAGGGAAACTGAGCAAACGATGGCAAAGGTAGCGCAGACTTATGCAGAGACACTACGAAAGGCAAACCATGTTGCAAAGATTAAAGAGACCCGTTTGCGTGATGATATTGCCACTGGTGCTCTCAGCCTGCGGGTTGCTGTCAAAGCCCCCCAGTGCGCCTTACAAGCCGCCACAGATACCGCCCCTGCCAGCAGAGATACAGAAACAACAGCCGAACTTGACGGACGAGTTGCTCAAGCTCTTGTCGACATCACCAGCAGAGGCGACCAAGCCATCCGCAATCTCAACGCCTGCATCGACCAATACGAAACCATGAGGAGCATGAAATGAACTTATCCCCAAACTTCACCCTTGATGAGCTGACCCACACCGATCAACGCAATATGGACAACACGCCCAACGATGCCGAGCTGGAGAACTTGGTGCGCTTAGCTGAGTTTTTGGAACAGGTCAAAGAAGTGCTTGGCGGCAAGCCAATCATCGTGAATTCTGCGTTTAGGTCAAAAGCCGTCAATGATGCAGTGGGTTCAAAAGATTCCAGTCAACATCGGCGTGGCTGTGCGGCTGATATTCGAGTGCCAGGCATGAAGCCCGATGAGGTGGTCAGAGCAATTATTGAGGCAGGGTTACCTTATGACCAAGTTATCAGGGAATTTGACCGCTGGACCCATGTCAGCATACCTAATGCAGGGGATATTAAGCCCAGAGAAATGGCCTTGATTATTGACAAATCAGGGACAAGGGCGTTTGCTTAATCGGCATAAAAATGCAGCATTGCCAATAAAACGCCAATGCCGATGATTGCGCCAATAAACAAAATTGCGATGGTTATGAGGACTTCCATTTTTTGCACATCTCCTGTACTTTTTGGGACTTTTTCTTTTTATCACAAATATTGCTGAGTTGTTTTAATTTGTACTGCATTTGCATTTGTGCTGGAGTTGGTGGGACTGGTGGGTTTTTCGGCAATAAACCCGCCATCCCAAACCAACAGCACACAGCGGCAACAAGTAGTCGATCAACTATCATTCTTCGCCCTCATGTTCTTTGAGCCTGCGCTGTAACCGACCGATGCGTTCTACGTTGTATGTGACGATAGAGGCCGCATACTCGACTGCCGACTCAGCCTCCAGTTTCTTGATAACCGCCTCTCGCAGTTCCTTGGCGATGATTTCGTTGATGGTCTTTGGCCTAGTCAACTCTTTGAGGTATTTCAGCGTTGGGTCAATCCAACTCATGTGCTCTTCTCCTCGGCAAAGCCGTTCTTTTGCTTGAGCTTGGCTTCAATGGCTCTGGCATAAGTGCTTCTGACAATGTGACCTTTAGATAACGCGCTTATCTCATCATCTGTCAGCCCTACCCATGCGGATGGCTTGCCAGACGATTCGCTGCGCTGTGGTGGTGTGCAAGTATGGATGTCGTTTGTGCGTTTGCCGCATCGTGGGCAGAAGTTGCGTTCTTGGCTTTCCAATTCTGCAATGGCTTTGGCGGCTACCAGTTTGGCAAAGGCTTCAACATATTGAGTTATTTCGTGATCTTCCACCCAAGGTGAAGCCTCATCGTACTCACTCATAAGACGAGCCTGTCTAGCCATCTCAATGATTTCATCTTGTGTCATTTCAATCCCCTGATAAAAATAGCAAACGAATTGATCGTGTCCTGACCAAACCCTTGCATCTTCTCAATGGCTTGCGCCACTTCCTCGATGACTTGGGCTCGGTATGGGTTCAGCGATACGTTGGCTTTCACAGCCTCCTTGCGTTGCTGTGCTTG